AGTTCGCGGGCGCGCTCGCGGGCCGCCGCCCCGGTGAACCCCTCCGCCTTCGCCAGGTCCTCACACCACGCCCAGCAGGTCGCCACATAGGAGTGATACGTGCCGAACCCCAGGCCCTCCCGCAGGCCACTGGTCCTGCCGTAGGCCGCCAGGCCCGCCGCCAGCGTGCCCCGCCCGCCGGTCACCGGCCGCTCCGACCAGCCCAGCTTGGCCGCCACCTGGCCGGAGATGAGCCGGGCGCCCAGTTCGGTGAACCCCTCCTCGATCGGCTTGGCGCCGGAGGTCCAGGAGTACCAGGCGCCGTCGCCGGGGTCCTGCCGGCCGCTGGCGTGGATCATCTCGTGCACCACCGTGCGGAACCCGTCCGGGGACCCGGGGCGCCCGGCGGCGAAGTCCTCCATCGCCTTGGAGACCCGCTGCCGGTTGAGCGTCATCGTGCCGTCCCAGCCCATCGTCCCGTTGACCCGCTGGTCCCGGCCGGTGCCGTTGATGGTGCCCTTGAACCGGGACTCGCTGCTGCCCACCAGGTCGCCGACGTGGCCGCGGATGTCCAGCACCGCCTGCCCGGCGTCCTTGTTGATGCCGCGCAACTGGAGCTTCGGCGGCGGCGGCTTCAGGGAGTCCGCCACCTTCTCCAGATGGCCGGCCAGTTCGCCCTGCCCCTTCCTGCGGGCAGGCCCGGCGGCGACGCGCAGGTTCTTGGCCGCTAGCTCCGGCCGCCCGTTGGCGATCTGCCGGTGCGCCGCCTTCAGGAAGATCTTCACCTCGGAGTCGGTGGAGGTGTCATCGATCAGGTGCGCCAGCCACATGTAGACATCGGCCTGGGACAGGCCCTTCGGCCCGGCCTGCGGCGCCTCCCCGGGCTTGATGTGCGGGGTGGAGGCGGCCTCCATCTTGTCCGCGTAGTCCTTGAGGCGGCCTTCCAGCTTCCACAGGGCGGACGGGTCCCGGCCGGCGTCGTGTTCGGCCCGGCCGAGCCGGTAGGCCGCCGACCCCGCGGCGCGGACCTGCTCGATAGCCGCCTTGTCCCCGGCGTCGGTGCCCTTGCGGAACTCCTCCCGCGCCGCCCGCAGGGACCGCGCCACCTCCGCCGGCGGCTTGTCCCCCCGGTGCCCGGCCAGGCGCAGCCGCAGGAAATCGTCCACCGCCTTGCGGTTGAGGCCGCCGCCCGTGTGCTTGCCCTCCGCCTGCTGCACCTTCGGCGTCAGGACCATCATCACCGGATGCTCCGCACCGGCCAGGCGCCACGCCTCCGCCTCCTCCGGGTTGCGCAGCACCAGGTAACGGTCGGTCGCCAGGTCGTGCACGGCGACCGGCGTCGGGATCGGCTCCCCGCGGCCGATGGCGCGGGCCTGCCGCCGGGCGATGGCGTTGTCGATCTGGTGGACCACCTGCACCTTGGCCAGCGGCACCTCCTGGAGCCTGCCGCCGTGCTTCTCCGGGTCCAGCACCCCGCCGGGCATCTGCGCGACCAGCGTGTCGCCGATGCGGCGCGTCACCCGCCCGTGCGACATCGGGAACGGCGCCACCACCGGCTGCACGTTCGGCGACCCGGGCGCCAGGTCCCCCGCCGGCTTGGTCCCGCCGCCGCCAGGGATGTGGGCGAACTCGCCGCCGTGCTCCCCGTGGCCGACCCGCGGGTGCTCCGACTCTTTCCACTCCGCCGCCCAGGCCAGCGCCGCCGCCGCCACGTCGCCCGCTGCCGCGTCCTGCGCGGCCAGGTCCTCCAGCACCATCCCCGCATCAGAGGGGGCGACAGCGGCCCGCACGGGGCCGCCCGCCTGCACCGGCTCCGGGGGCTCCCACGACGGGAACACCGTGCCGCGGCAGCGGAACATGCCCTCACAGCGCAGGTAGCCGCCGGTCGGGTACGCCGCCTGCGCCTCCGGCAGCGTGGTGTAGACAACGCCGTCGTTCGCCCGGCACGGCCCGCAGGTGTTGCGGTCCAGGATCTCCGACGCCACATACTCCGCCCGCCCGGCGGACGCGGGCGCGGCCTCCAGCACCGCCAGCCGCCCGGCCTGCTGCCCCGCCGACACCGCGGCGCCCAGGTCGTCGCGCAGCGGCCCATCGGTCTGCGCGTCCAGGGTGACGGCGACCTCCTCGCCCACCTGGTCGGCCTGCGGCGGCACCGCCGCGACGGTGATCATCTGCGCGGCGCGCTGCCCGGCGGCGCGGGCCAGGCGGCGGCCGATCAGCGCCGCCCACACCTGCGCCAGCCGGCCCAGGTGCCGCTGGTCGATGGTCACCTGGCCGGCGGCGATGTGGACGCCCTGCGCCCCCGCCTCCGCTAGCACCTGCTGCGCGCCCTGCTTCGCCGCCTGCACCATGTATGCCTGTAGAACCGCCGCACCCCCACCGGCCTCCGTGTCGAGAGAGGCCAGCTTGTCGATGCGCCCCGCGGCCAGGGCTGCGATCACCTTGTCCACCAGGTCGGCGCGCGCAGCGCGCACCACCCCGCGGTACGCCGTCACCAGCGCCTCCAGCACGGAGGCCCAGTCGGCGTGCAGCCGGCCCGGGTCGAACCCTGCGCGGACCTCCCGGTCGGTGAGGGCGCGGCGGAATGCCCCCCCGGCCGCCGTGGAAGCACGGGGGTCGGTACGACGCGAACCCTGTACGCCGGTCGGGGGGGTGCCAGAAGGCCCGCGCAGCTGGGCCGGGGTTGGGACCGCAGGGGGGGAACCGGGAACCGGGGGCGACTCCCCAGCACCCTCCTGCGGCCCCTGCCCGCCCGGGTGAGCGGGGGCAGGTGGGGCCAGCGGCGTCTCAATCTCCGGCAGCCGCCACGTCTTGCGAATCCACGCCTCCAGCGCCGTGTCGGGGGTCAGCGCCTTGGCCGTGGTCAGCGCGGAGATAGCCTCCGCCGTCGCCTGGTAGTTCTCGCCGACGTCGGTGCACACCACCCGCGGCGCCGACTCGTCCTCGCCCCAGTTCTGATTCACCAGGTCCGTGACGATCCCCGGCATCCCCGGATGCCCGGACGTGGCGGTGGTGGCGATCTCATCCGCCGCGCCCTGGAGGGACAGCAGGAACAGGTTCATGAACGTCTCGCCCAGGGCGCGGGAGGCGGTGCGGACCTGCCCCAGGTCGATGAGCGCGGCGAGCACCATCTTGGCCATCGCCGTGTCCAGGTACTCCAGGAACGCCATCGGGTCAGGCACCGACCCGGTCAGCCCCATCAGCATCGGCTTGAACCCCTGCGGCACCCCGGCGCCGCTGGACTCCCCGGCGCGCATCGCCTGCGCCATGTCCCGCGCCTGCGCCACCTGCGCCGCGGTCGCCCCGGCCGGCGCCTCCACATACGGCACGCCCATCCCGAAACGGCGGATGCTGGTGGCGTGGACACGCCAGATCTCGTGCTTGATCAGCCAGGCGCCGTAGGCGGGGCGGATGATCGGGATACCCGCCCAGTTCGCGCCCTCCTGCTGGGACACGTACCACACCAGCCGGTTAGCCGGGATCGGCTGCAACTGGGTGGTCTGCATCACCTCGCGCACGGTGCCGTCAGGGTTGAGGTTGATCATGGCCAGGGTCCACGGCATCCGCGGCCCCAGGTTGTCCAGGTGCGTCTCCGCGCCCTCGATGCGGTAGCGCAGTTCGAACGGCATGTAGCCGAACGCGAAGTGCTGGAGCGCCTGCCGCAGGTGCCGGTGCCAGATCACCCCCCGGCGGCGCGCAGGGCCGGGGGCGGAGTCGGCGCCGAGGATGCCCATGCCGAGGTCGTCGCTGCACCGCTGCACTACCTCGTCGCGGCACCCGGCCGGGTCCAGTACCCACGTTGCCCGCAGGAGCGGCAAGCTATAGGCGTTGAGTACCGCCTTCAGCTGCGGGTCGTGGCGCATCCGGCTATAGGTCAGCACCGACTGGGGCCAGATCAACTCCGGGGAGGTCTCCCACCATTCGGAGAGAAGCCCCTGCCCCCAGGTGCCCCAGAACAGGTCAGGCGTGCCGATATCGCGTGTCGGCGCCTGGCCCACGGCCACCGGCCCTGCCTTCCCCGCCCCCGGGGGTCCGCGCTACCCGCCAGCGCGGACACTCCCCGGCAGGGGTGACCCCGCGCGCTAGGCCGTTAACGCGAGCGGAGAAGCGTGGGCCATGTACGCCTCTAGGGGGCAGGGTACGCTCCCGGCGCCCGGTTGGTCATGTCCCACTCGCCTAGTAGGGGACGTGGAGCAGGTCCAGGTCGCCGCCGTGGCCGTCCCCGGTGGCGTCCGCGTGCGCGGCGGCGATGACCGCCTCGGAGCGGTCTGCCCGCGCCGCTCCGGCCGGGCCGGGCGGCACATACTCCCCCGACACCACCCGCGCCGCATAGGAGAACGTGTCGACCTGGTCGTCGTGGGCGCCGCGGGGGAAGGCGGCCAGTTCGTCCATCCACTCATCGAGCCAGGGCGCCTCCGCCGGCCAGTACACCCGCCCCGACGCGAGCCGCCCCGCGGCCGGGATGGCGCGGGTGATCTTGTCTGTGTCGGCGGCCAGCGGCGCCACCGGCACCCCCGCGGCGTGCGCGTCGGAGACCAGCGTCGTGGACCACCACGACTTCTCGATGAACACCTGCCCCGCGCCCCAGGTGCGCATCAGCGGCAGCGCCATCGAGAAGTGATCATGTTCGGGGACGCGGGCGCGCACCCGGTCCAGCAGAATCAGGTACCCGTCGACCGACAGCGCCCACGCGGAGATGACCGTCCAGTCGGCGGAGGTCCGCACCGACGCCGCCGGGTCGATGGTCAGGAACCGCCAGGCGTCCGCGACCGTGACCGGCCGGCCGTCCAGGTCCAGGCGCTCCCGCCCATCGGGCCACGGCTCCATCGGCCGCCAATACCTGAAGGTGGCGCGGCGGAAGAAGTTGCCCTCCGGCGCGGTCGGCGCCTGCTGGTACACCCCCGACCACACATACGGCGACATGGTGGCGGCCAGGCGGCGGAAGTAGCCGGGTTCGCGGCGGCGCACCGACTCCAGTTCGGCCCCCTCCGGCCGGCCCAGCGGGTCGCCCGGCCCGGCGATGGCGGGGATGGTCAGCACCCGCCAGCGCAGCGGCGACGGGCGGGACAGGATGCGCCCGGCGAGGTCGTCCTCGTGCCAGCGGGTCTGGATGAGCACCACCCGCCCGCCCGGTGCCAGGCGGGTGAGCGCGACCGACTCCCACCAGTCCCACGTCAGGTCGCGGATGCGCTGGGACTCCGCCGCGGCGCGGTCCTTCACCGGGTCATCGATCACCATCACATCCACCGGCCGGCCGGTCAGGGGGCCGCCGATCCCGACGCAGTACATGCCACCGCCGGCGGGGGTTTCCCACCGGCCGGCGGCGGAGGAGTCGCGGCGGATCGGGATGCGCAGCTTCCCCTCCGACAGGGCGATGTCCTGCTTCACGTCCCGGCCCCAGCGCAGCGCCATGTCCAGTTCGTAAGACACCGACGCCAGGCGCAGCGCCGGGTTATGGTCCAGCA